GCTTTATTTAGAATCTAACGCAGTTGGAATTGTATCTACAGACATCTTATTGCGTTCTTGCATGGCGATTATGTACGCCGATTCAGTAGGCTATAACGATGACGGTGATATAGTTGAAATTGGTGAAACATTGTTTTCGATTTATATCAATTTTAAAAATACTAAACAAAAAGAATTTGAGTACATGCAATGAGCGAACAACAAATCCAACAGGAAATTAGACTTGCTGTATCAGCTCCCAACGTCAGGTTATTTCGAAATAATGTCGGCAGCATTAAAGATGCAGACGGTAGACTTGTCACATTTGGCTTATGCAAAGGCAGTGCTGACCTTATTGGCTTTAAATCAGTGACAATAACACCCGAAATGGTCGGTAAAAAAGTGGCTGTTTTTGTAAGTCTTGAAGTAAAAACACCAAAAGGAAAAATATCTGACAATCAACGCGCGTGGTGTGATATGGTAGCCGACCGCGGTGGAATAGCGGGAATTTGTCGAAGTGTTGAAGATGCTAAGGAGCTTTTAAAATGACAATATCACGACTTAAAAAATTAGCCTATTCACAGCAATTTCACGGAAAACCTACAATAGACGGCTGGAAAACTTGTCATCTATATCTAGGCAGCAACTCATGGCAAGCTAAAGAAGATATTTCAACAGATAGCGTTATTTTGCCTGCTGGCGACAATCCAGCAGATTATGATTGGTCTATCATGCGTGGAAATATTATCTTTGCGTCAGTGCTTGGTAATTGCGATTTAACGTATAGAAAACGCGTAGCTTTATACGCTTTGCGTGGTGGTGCTTATCAAATACGATTCAAAATAAAACAAGAAATAGAATTATGCGGCTATCCATTGGAGATATTTAATTATGACGAGCGTTACGATGCCTAAAAAAAATAAACACGATCTTGAAGAAGAATTTAAGGAGGAAATAGTTGATGTTGATAGCCGGCTAATTGATTCACCTGATTATCTTTTACAAAATTACATCATGCTTCACGGTACAAATTGCGTTTGGGATATTTCAACAGGTGCAATGCTAAAAGTTGAGCATCTTAAAATGTCATTTCCTATTTCTTATAAAATATGGCAATCGCAACCATCAAGAAAAATTATTCCAGCAACTGATCTTGTTTTTTCTCCAAAAGGCGTTGGCAAAGATCAGATAAATATGTTTACAGGGATAAAAATGCGCCCAAGTTATGGGAACGGGTATAAAGCATGGAATATGCACCTGATGGATATTTGTGATGATGACATGAAGTCGGTCAAATGGATTACATCGTGGTTTGCTTATCAACTGCAAAATCTAGGCTCTAAGATGCGCACGTCACTTGTTATTTATGGAGACGAGGGAACAGGGAAGAATATTTTAGTAAACGCCATAAAAGAGATTTACGGGCAATATGGCGATGAAATAGGGCAATCGCAAATTGAATCACAATTTAATGCGTGGGCATCGTGTAAATTATTTCTTGTGGCTAATGAAGTTGTATCAAGGCGTGAACGCAGGCACATCAAAGGAAAGTTAAAACAGCTAATAACAGAGCCTTTTGTTTATATTAATCAAAAATCGATGCCTGAACGTGTTGAGCCTAATTATGCAAACTTTGTATTTTTATCTAATGAAGATGTGCCAATTGATGCAAGCGAAGGAGATCGCAGGTTTAACTTTACAGAAGTTAAATTAAAACCGCACATGACACACGATCATTTTACGCAGTTAAAATCAGATATTATCATTTCAGATTTATATGGTTATTTGCTCAGTTATGATTATGGTGATTTTAACGAGCATACAAAGCCACTATTAAACGAAGCAAAACAAAAGGTGACAGATGCCAACCTTCCAAGTGAACAAGCGTTCCTGCGCGATTGGCTAGCAAATAAAACAATGTTTCCAGTTGAGACAGTATCAGCAACGACACTTTATTGGGCTTATAAATGCTGGGCAGCAGAAAATGGTGAGACTTATACTTGCACACAAACGACATTTGGTAGAGTTGTTGGTCGAATTGACCACATAGTGAAAGCGTTTGTTTCAATCAAATTTACATCGAGAAAAATAACAGTTTACTTTATGGATAAGAATGTTGTAACGTCAAGCATAGACGACACCACCACCAAAAAATTCGATGATATGGTTTTACAGCAAAAAATAAAATATAAACTCTAATTTGTAACAGTTATGCCTGTTTTTGTAACAGTTAAAGCAAACCCCTACAAAAATAACTTTATAAGATTCAACGTCTTGTAACAGTTGTAACAGTTGTAGGGGTTTTTTTGTGTTTTTCACCTAAATTATGATAAAACTTGTTTTTTATATATAACTATTACAACTATTACAAGTCTATAATATATAAAGAAAAAACAGTTACAAAAACTACTACAAAACCATTACAAACTGTTACAACAAAAAAGCGCACATTTTGCGCATTTAATAAAATAAATGTTTACTTATTACTAGTTGCAGTTATAATTAATTAACCAACCAACCCAGAAATCACTTTATGGCGATTTATCAATAACTGGGTTGGTTGGTGACAGCTTGGAAAGACAAGCACTATCAATAATCAACTTTACGAAGAATTGACAACCTTGTGGCTGGCTAAGAATCCAAACAATGAACCAGATATAAAGGATTGGCGATGTTGGAATCGACCAATCGGGTTGGCTCAAGACGCAGGTAGAATACGGTGTACAACGTATCGAAATGTATAAGTAAGAGAGTTGATTATTGATAGTACGCGCACAGCGCACCTGTAATGGCCAGACGCTCAGAAATAGGAGACTTGGGATCGCTTGAAAGTACAGCGACGAATACTGAGATTACTATCAATTTTAAACACGGCCACCACTCATTGCAGTTTATGGCGTGGTGGTTTTTTAACCATGAAGAATTAAACCTAACGCGTGTCCTCTCGCACGAAAAAAAGACGGGAGCAGTTTTACCGCAGCATTTCTGATAATTTTGCACTGCGGGGTTATGGTTTAATTACTTTATGGTTAATTAACAGGAACGAGAAACAATAATGAAAAACACATTAACAGATTTAAACAATCATTTATTTGCTCAAATGGAAAGATTGAGCGAAGAATCATTAAGTGTTGAACAACTTGCTTTTGAAGCAGAACGCTCAAAAAGTTTGACGATTATTGCGCGTACAATTGTGGATAATGCGCGTTTAGTCCTTGATGCACAGACACGCATTAATGACATCCCAGAACGCAAAGAGCTGCCTGCTATTTTAAAATGAACAGCGGGCAGTTTAAAAAAGGGTTTACGCCTTGGAACAAAGGCGTTAAAAAATCAACTGGTGAATCAAAAACTCGATTTAAAAAAGGCAATGAAACATGGAACACTCGACCATTAGGCGATGAGCATGTTGATAATGATGGGTATATTCGTGTTAAAGTGGCTCAAACAGGAACAAAAAGAGAACGTTGGAAATTAAAGCATCGTTTAATTTATGAGCAGCATTATGGCGAAATATCGCCAAGCATAATTATTAGGTTTTATGATAATGACAAACAAAATTTTAATATTGAAAATTTATATGCGGTAACAAAAGGCGAAAACGCTGTTTTAAATCGTTTAAAATTTGCCAATGAACCACTTGAGTTAAAACCGACAATATTGGCAATGGTTAGAATGTGCTTAAAAGCTAAAATACCTTATAGGGTTTCCGCACAGTAGGGGGAAATATGGAAAAAAAGGCAGGAAATAGGGGCGTAGGACGCGTTAAAGGCGTGCCTAACAAAGTTACCAAAGAATTAAAAGAGATGATTCTAGGTGCGTTAGATGACGTTGGAGGGCAGGCTTATTTAGCAAGGCAAGCTGATGAAAACCCAACGGCATTTTTAACGTTGGTTGGTAAAGTGTTGCCGATGACGGTTAACACTAATTTACAAGATACAACGCCTATAAAAATTCACATTATTAAAGCCGAAGAAATGGAGCTTTAATGCCAGATATACCTTTAACGCTACCGCAAAGACAATTTGTGTTTTCAGAAGAACCTTATCCGGCTATTGTTGGTGGATTGGGTAGTGGGAAAACACGAGCAGGAACAATGCGGGCGGTATTGTTGCTTCTTCAAAATAAAGGCGTAAACGTTGGTATATTTTTACCAACTTATGATTTATTACGATTAAGAGCGATGCCCGGAGTTGAAGAAGATTTAGCAATGATGGGTTTAAAATTCCATGTAAATAAATCAGAATTTAAAATTGATGTTGCTGGCTATGGTTTTATTATTTTTCGCAGTTATGATAACCCGTCTAAAATTGTATCTTTTGAAGTAGCTCACTCAATCGTTGATGAGATTGATACATTGCCAATGGATAAAGCGGCTTTAGTATGGCGAAAAATAACAGAAAGAACACGGCAAAAGTTTGACGGTAAAAATACTATTGGCGTAGTGACAACGCCTGATAACGGAATTAATGGATTTGTTTATCATAAATGGGTAAAACTACAACAAAAAGGCTATGTTTTATACAAGGCAAGCACCTATTCAAACCCGTTTTTACCTAAAGATTATGCAGAGCAGATTTTAGCTAACTACGACCCAGTATTGGCTGAACTTTATTTAATGGGCGATTTCGTATCGTTAAACAAAAACAAAGTTTATCATTTTTTTGATCGTAAACGACACCACACACAGCGAGAACTAAATGAACGCGATACATTCATTCATGTTTCAATTGATTTCAATATTGGTGGTTGTTGTGCTGTTACTTTTGTCATTGATAATAATATTCCTATCGCTGTTGACGAGTTTGTTTCACACGATACGCAAGACTTTATTAACAATTTAACGCGTTATGGTGATAGAAAAATAATCGTTTATCCTGACGCAAGCGGAAAGGCAGGAAAAACAAATTCAAGCCAATCTGATATTGGCATGATTAGACAAGCAGGTTATCAACTGCAATATAATCCAGCCAATCCAGCAGTACGGGATAGAATCAACGCGTATAATGGATTGCTTTCACACGATAAGTTATTCATTAACACAGATAAATGCCCAAACTTAACCAATGCGCTTGAAACTCAAGGCTATGATGATAAATTAGAGCCAGAAAAGTTTACAGCTCACCCAGCCATTGATGATTGGGTTGATAGCAGTGGATATTTTATTGCGTTCAAATATCCGGTACTGCACAATAGACCGCAATTTGCTGCGATAACTGGGATTTAAAACTTAAAATTATGTTATAATTACATTGTGCCTAGACTTAGCGGTCGAACACGGATTGAACAACCGTTGGCACATAACCTTTCGTTCATATAATCCAACTGTTCAAGGGATTCTCAAAATGAAAAATAATATTTTTTTTGTATATTTACATATTCGCCCAAATAATAAAGGATTGCATAGTATATTTTATGTTGGAAAGGGGACTAAAACCCGCTTAAAATATATTGATAGAAAATATAATACTTATCATACAAAGATTGTGACAAAATATGGAAAAGAAAATATTATTGTTCGCTCTATGGTTTGCAAATCAGAATCTCATGCTTTTGAATTAGAAATAGACATAATTAAAAAACTAAAAAGTTTAGGTGTTCAATTGGCAAATATGACAAATGGAGGAGAAGGAGTAAGCGGAAATATTATGTCAAAAGAGGCTAAAGAAAAAATATCTATAGCTGTAAAAAATAGACCTCCAGCATCAGCAGAAACAAGAGCAAAAATTTCTGAATCAAAAAAAAACATATCAAATGAAACAAGAAAAAAAATGTCTGAATCTCGAAAGGGAAAAGAACTTTCAGTGGAAACAAGATTAAAAATATCTAAAGCAAAAAAAAATATATCAGTAGAAACAAGAAAAAAAATGTCTGAAAGCCATAAAGGAAAAACACTTAGCAAAGAAACAAAAAATAAAATTGGAATTTTTGCTAAAAATATAAGTGTTGAACAAAGAAAAATACTTTCTGATTCAGTAAAAAAATCATGGATAAAAAGAAAAGAAGATAAAATAATGAAAAATATAAATTTAATTGGGGAATAACATGAGCGTTGACGCTAAACATTCGGAATATTTAGAGCACTACGAGCAATGGGAACGATGCGAACATGCGTCAGAAGGTCAAGACGAGATCCACAAAGAAGGTATCAAATACCTTCCACGCCTAAGCGGTCAAAATGACGCTGAATATTACGCTTACAAACAACGCGCGTTATATTACAACGCCACAGCCAGAACGGTTGACGGCTTAACGGGAATGATATTTCTTAAACCCGAAGTCATCACAGCACCCGCTGCAATGGATAATATTATTGCAGACGTGACAATGGGTGGGTTATCACTGCATCAATTTGCTGAAGTTATTAGTGAAGAAGTCATCACCATTGGACGTTGTGGTGTTCTTGTCGATTACCCACCTATTGTTAACGCGGTAACACTTGCACAAGCACAGGCACAAGGCGCAAGACCTTACGCCACAAAGTACGATGCTGAATCAATCATTAACTGGAAAACTGGACGTATTAACAACGTTGAACAGTTAACGATTGTTGTGCTTGAAGAAGAAAACGAGATTGCAGTTGATGAGTTTGAATCTAAATGCGAACCACAATGGCGCGTTCTTGATTTAGGTGATGGTGGCATTTATCGTCAGCGTGTTTTTAGAAAAGATAAACGCGGTGAATTTGTTTTAGTGGATGAAATTTACCCACAAATTAACGGCAAAGCATTAAACAAAATCCCGTTTGAGTTTTTTGGGGTTAGACATAATTCACCCTGCGTGGATAAACCTCCATTGCTTGATCTTGTCGATGTGAATTTATCGCATTACAGAACCACAGCCGATTATGAACATGGCTTGCACTTTACTGGACTTCCAACACCCGTAGTGACAGGATATTATTCAGATGATAAAAGTGCGTCACTGCGAATTGGTAGCGGCACAGCATGGTTATTGCCGGATCCGCAATCAAAAGCATTTTATCTTGAATTTACTGGTCAAGGCTTAGGCGAATTGCGTGAAGCATTGCGCTCAAAAGAGGCAATGATGGCAACACTTGGAGCGCGAATCTTAGCACCAGAAAAACGCGCGGTGGAATCAGCGCAAACGGCTAATATTCACAGATCAAGTGAAAATAGCGTGCTTGCTTCAATTTCACAATCTATTAGCATTGGATTAACGCACGTCATGGAGTATTTGCGCGATTGGTCAGGCGTAACTGGTGATGTTAAAGTTGAATTAAACCGTGATTTTATTCCAAATTCAATGACAGCTCAAGACTTGGATAGTTTAGTTAAAAGTTGGCAAAGTGGGGCTATTTCGCATCAAACATTATTTGATAACCTTGTCGCTGGTGACATTATCATGCAGGACGTATCGTTTGATGATGAAATGGAGCGCATTGCAGTTATGCCTGCTACTGGTGGGTTAATGTAATGGAAGAATCAGCTAACACGCAACTGCGTGATAAAACGATTGCACATGAAATTTATTTGCAGCGATATTATTCATCAACAAGTAAAAAGGTCATGGACTTGTTGCGTGTTGTTGAAAAAGATTTGGTTAAACAATTAAAAACGCTAGACCTTGATAACCAAATGACAATCCCGCAGATTGACGCGCGGTTAGAATCAGTGCGGGCGATTTTAAATGAAGGTTATGATTTAGCTGGTAAAGAGTTAATCAGTAACATGAAAGACGCAGCAGAGTATGAGCAAGAATGGCAAATCAAAGCAATTGATGAATCAACGCCTATTGTGCTGGATATGGTAGCGGTTGCGCCCGTGACGTTATTTGCTGCGATTGAATCAAAACCATTGCAGGGAAAACTAATTAAAGAATGGATTGATAAATTAGATCAAGATAGTTACACGCGCATACAGGACGCGGTGCGCATAGGTTTAGTTGAAGGGCAGTCGTATAGTGATGTGGTTAAACGCATTACAGGTACAAAAGCACTCCAATACACCGACGGCATTAACTCACTTAACGCACGTCAAACGCAGGCGTTAGTATCAACTGCAATGTCACACGCAACGAATGTAGCAAGCGAAGAATTTTATAAAGCCAATGACGATTTAATAAAAGGCTGGCAATTTTTAGCCACGCTTGATTTTAAAACAACAACTTTGTGCAAATCATATGATGGTCAAAAATTTGATTTAGGTAAAGGTCCATATCCACCTGTCCACGTTAGATGCAGATCAAGCACTGTTCCTGTTTTAAAATCGTGGAAAGAAATGGGAATGAAAGACCCACCAGCGGGAACACGGTCATCACTTGATGGGCAAATTAGCGAAACAATCAATTATGATGAATGGTTGCGTAAACAATCACATGAAAAGCAAGATGAAGCACTAGGAAAAGGAAAAGCTGAAATATTTAGATCGGGCGTAAAGCTAGAACGATTTGTCGAAAATGGGAAAGAATTAACACTTGAGCAATTGAAAAAAATTGAAAAGTAAATCAACTATCAAGGATTACTTGACAGTTAAAAAAAGCCCTCATTGCGAGGGCTTTGCGTCATCTATTAACTTTGCAATTGTTGAGCTTATATTGCCTTGAGTTTTTAACCATTCAATCTGTGAAGGTTTCAACGTTATATTGATTCTAACAACTCGCTCGGAGTTATCGCCTATTTTTTTTCTGCCTGCCATTGTTTACTCCTTATTCTTCACTAAATCCAAAAATTGCAATCATGCTGTTATCCCAAAATCTTTTTTGTTCTTGATCAAGCATTGAATAATTAAGTGGGTTGCGTTGGTTGGCTGCCATATTGTTAAGTTTATTAATCGCGTCTTGTTTTTCTTCATCAGTTGTAAATTTATTTGATACAACATGAAAAACAATTGTTGATTGTTGAATTAACGCTAAATGGCGTTTTGTAAATTGGTAAATCATTTTATTATCCTGTTTCAGTTGCTGAGCTAATCTGCTTCAGTGGTTTATATTATACACACTATTTTTAAATTGTACACACTTTTTTTTAAATTGATGTTTATTATTTTATGCTGTATAAATGCGACAAACACTCGCCATGTGTTTACTCTAGTGTCGTTGGTGTTACACCTTTCATCAACGGCACACCCTAATTTGTAAGGAAATATTTATGTCATTTTTTGATAATATTGTTCATAAAGTTTCAGACGGTGCTAAAAAAGCAGTCGATGAAGCAACAAGTGCAGTTGATGATATTTCACACGGTGACATTATCGGTGCGGCAGAACACGTTGAGAATATCCGTGAAATCCCACAAGATACAGCGATTGAAATCATTAAAGACGCAATTTAGATTTTATTAACCGATGGCAGAGCCGTCAACCACAACCCAGAGGGTTATATGTCAGAAGAATTAAGTATTGCAGAGCAAATTAAAGCCGCAGTTGATGAAGCAACAAGCGGACTTGCAAAGAAAAACGGTGAACTTTTAGCAGAGCTGAAAGAGGCACGAAAAGGAAAGCAAATTGATCCAGCGGAATTGGATAAACTACAAAATAAAATTGATGAGTTAGAAAACAATTTAACGGCATCACAAAAAACAATCAAAGATCAGCAAAAAGCATTTGAGCAAACTAAAGCCGCATTAGATTCGGAAAGTGGGTTTACATCTAAATTACTTTTAGATAATGGTTTGACAGACGCATTAGTTAAGGCTGGTGTTGCCACACCATTTTTACCTGCGGTAAAAGCTATGTTATCATCACAGGCGAAAATCGCTATTGATGGCGACACACGCAAGGCAGTTATAGGCGACAAAGATTTAAGCGCGTTCGTAACAGAATGGGCGACCAGTGATGACGGCAAACATTATATTGCAGCACCACAAAATAATGGTGGTGGCGCAAGTGGTGGAAGTGGTAGCACTGGACAACAAGTTGTAAACCGTTCAACGTTTGACGCAATGTCACACCCAGAGCGGGCAAGTTTTGCAAAAAGTGGCGGCAAAGTTACAGAGTCTTAATTCCTGTTTTCGATTGCCGTCTAATATTTATTTTTATTTTAGAAGGCAATCAAGATGGCAAATGTATTAAATTCGTTAGCAGCAGACATTTACAAAGCGGCAGACGTAGTCGGTCGTGAATTAGTTGGTTTTATTCCCTCAGCCACCATTAACGGTGACGCAACAACCCGCGCTGCAAAAGGCGACACAATCCGTGCGGCTTTCACTCGCACACCAAGCGTTAACACTTCGTTTGCACCTTCAATGACAATTCCTGAAGGTACAGATCAAACCGTCGATAATAAAACAATGACGCTTGATTCTTATGCTTCGGTTCAGATTCCGTGGACTGGTGAAGATATTAAACACGTCAACAATGGTGCAGGTTATGAAACCATTTATGGTGACCAAATAGCTCAAGCAATCCGCGCATTGTGCAACAAAATCGAAACTGATTTATTCTTAGCGGCTTATAAAGGCTCTTCACGCGCTGTCGGTTCAGCAGGCACAACACCATTTGCGTCTAACTTCGACACTATCGCGCAAGTGCGCCAAATCTTAGTTGATAACGGCTGCCCAACTGATAATCAAATCTCATTGGTTATGAACACAGCGGCAGGTGTTAAATTGCGTAACTTAGCGCAATTGCAACAAGTTAACACAGCAGGTAATGAGGCATTATTGCGTCAAGGCACATTGCTTGATTTGCAAGGTATCATGGTCAAAGAATCTGCTGGTATTACTTCGCACACAAAAGGCGCAGGTACATCTTATGTTACCAATGGCGCAACCACAGCAAATTCAACCGATGTTGTATTGAAAACTGGTAGCGGCACAGTATTGGCTGGTGATATTGTCACATTTGCGGGCGACACTACTAACAAATATGTGGTTAACGCTGGTATTACCGCACCCGGCACAATTACATTGGGCGCACCGGGCTTAAAAGTTAACATTGCTGACGCTAACGCGTTAACAATTGGCGACAATTACACGCCAAGCGTTGCATTTCACAAATCAGCGGTTGAGTTAGGCATTCGCCCGCCTGCAATGCCAAACGGTGGTGATAGTGCTGTAGACGTGATGACAGTGCAAGACCCAACAAGCGGTCTAGTTTTTGAGATCGCAGTCTATAAAGGTTACATGAAAACTATGCTTGAAGTACGTTGTTTGTATGGCGTAAAAGTATGGAAACCAAACCACGTTGCTACGTTGCTAGGTTAATTTTTCTAGGGGGTTCGCGTTCGTTCCTGTTCGTGTTCCCCCGCCTTTATTTATGGCGGACTTATGAAGCATTACGTTTGCAAAATAGCAACAAAACCAACCACCGTGACAGCGGGCACAGTTTATCAGGCGTTTGTTAATACCGATGAAACGTCACTACGTATCACTAAAATGCACATTCAATTAGATAGTGCAGATGCTGGTGGCAATGGTAATTCAGTATATGCGTTTGCTCGCATTAAAGGCACGCCCACAAGCGGCACAACACTAACTCCAACAAAATACGATAATCAAAACGAGCCTAGCAAAATGCTATGCTTACGCAATCAAGCGGGTTTAGACATGACAGGCGTTACGCAAGAGCCTTATTTTATGGAACGCTCGGTTATTTCTAAATCTACTGGAAGTGCATCAACCATTGAATTTGATGATAATGGCGAGGGTTTTATATTGGCAAAAAATGAAGGTTTAATTATTTTTGCAGATCACGATGTTATTTCTGGCAGTGGTGTTTACGGCATGATTGAATGGATGGAGGACTAAATGGCGTTATTTTTAGAAGATGTTAGGCAAGGAGACGATTATAGTGTCGAGTTAATTGTTAAAGATGCTGCCGGCAATGCTCAAAACATAACAGGATATAAATTCTGGTTAACGTTCATGTCATCACTTGATTTAACATATGAGCAAGCCGAATTAAAATATATTAAAGACGCTGGCGATGACGAAAATGACGATGTAGCAAATGGAATATGTTATATTTATATACCAGCAACAACTACTCAAAATATTCCACTTGGTTCGTATTATTATGCTTTACAGCAAAAAGCTGGCGTTACAGGTGGCGTTGGTACTATATTGCCGCCAATTGAATCATACAAAGATAAAATTAAAGTATTAGCTGGCATTAAGAGGCCTGCAACATGAGCATAACAATTACATTAGAAAATAATATAATTGAAGTTAATCCAGTAACACGAAATATTGTTCAAGCGTTACCGGCTGGATTAAAAAGTAATGATGGAGATTATTTTAATACTGCAAATTTGTTTTCAGAATTAAATAATTCAACAAAAAAAACACAGGCTCGACAAAATTTAGAGCTGCAATATATTGACTGCGGAGAATTTAACTAATGCCAAGAATACAGATAAAACGTGGATTAAAAGCTAACTTACCAACAAGCTCAATGCTTGCCGGTGAACAACACTTCTCAACAGATAGAGGAACGCTTCATATTGCAACAGCGGCAACAACATCAATGCCAGTTGTTCCACCTATTGACGACCTTACTACATTAGCAAGTGTTGACGGAACATCAGATTTATTATTGATTCATGACGCAAGCGCAACAGGCGTAAAAGAAAAAAAGATTACTTTTGACGAATTTAAAACCGCGTTAAATATTCCAACTGGTTCAGGCGATGAAAAAGTTGCTGTCGTTTCTGGCGGTACTGCTGGTTATATTTTTGGAACAGACGGAACAGATGGTGTAATAAGATTAAATACATCATTATCATGGACAAAAGATTCAGGTAACGGATTTGTTACTATTGCAGTCAATACGGTTGATTGTGGTACGTTCTAATGCCAAAAATTTTAAATAAACGAGGCACACGAACAGAAATAGATTCAGCAGCAACAGCTAATGGATTAAATGCTGGTGAAGTTTATTTAATTACTGATGAAGATAGAATTGCAATTGGAACATCAACAAACACCTATGAATCATATGCAAAAGAAAGTGAAGCAGGTGGTGGAACTGGTGGAACAACAATTTTAATGGATATTTCTATTGTTGACGGTGAATTGATTGCTGATTATTTAGCTCAATTATCCCCAGCAATCGTTGATGGCGAATTTATAGTGACTATTTTATGACACAAGTTAATTTAGGCAGAATTGTTGTCGTTCCAAAAGGAAATTGGACGGCTGGAACATATAAAGCATTGGATTTGGTTAGATATAACGGCTCAAGTTACATTGCAAAATCTACAACCACTGCAACGCCAACAAATACAACATATTGGGATTTAATTAATTCAGACGGTGCTACTGGAGCAACAGGCGCAATAGGTGAAACAGGAGCTACTGGAGCAGCAGGTACAAATGGAACAAATGGAACAAATGGTACAAACGGGGCAGGTGTTACTCCGCAAACTATTGGTTTTACAGCTTCTGGTGGAACAACATCAAAAACATTAACTGTTGCAGAAGATGTTAATACAGTAGATTTAGCGCGAAAAGTTGGTGATGATTCTGCTTTAACTCGTCAAATGTTTCAAGATACTGGGTGGAAATATTTTAGTAGCGGCACAACAGCGGCTTTAAATTTTACTAATGGTTCACAGCAACGCTGGGCACCAACGGCTTCAAGCAGTCCTACACTTTCAATTACAAACTGGCCGCCATCGGGTAACTTAGGTGAGCTTTTAATTGAAGGGGTTAACTTGGGTGCAGCAGGTACAATCACATGGCCGACTATTAACTGGATTACGTCTACTGGTGCAACAACAACTACATTTGCTTCTAACGGTGTGACACTGCAAACCTCCGGTACCGACTGGTGCTTACTTTGGACTCGCGATGCGGGCACAACCATTTATGGGAAGTTTGTGCGATGAGTATGCTATCGAGGTTTGCTACGTTGGGTGGTGCGCCTACTGACCCTTATTGGGCAAACGTGTCTCTTTTACTTGTAGGTAATGGTGCTAATGGCACAACAACTAATATTAAAGATTCGTCTAGTAACAATGTTGCAATCACTATTGTCAACGATACAAAAATAAGTACGGGACAAAGTAAATATGGCAGTGGGTCTGTTTACTTTGATGGGACAGGAGATAGACTATTACCCGCCACATCAAATTTATTTAATTTTGGTACTGGGGATTTTACTGTTGAAGGTTGGGTTTTTAATATATCAAATGCGAAGATTTTTTCTAACGGTTCTACTTCTCCGGGTTCTTTTGGTATCGGTTTAGGTGCGGCAAGTGGGGATACTACTAAGTTACAAGCTAGTTTTTATGCTGGACCAGCGGTGTCGTGTGCAACCAATTTTCCAAATAACCAATGGGTTTATTTCGCAGTGTGTAGAAACGGAAGCACTATGCGAATTTATTTAAACGGGTCGCTTGACGGTACAAACACATCTGCATCATTTGATAATACTTCAAATACTCCGTCAATAGGAGAAATATGGACAGGTTATCAAGCAAACTTTAATGGGTATATGTATGACATTAGAGTAACAAAAGGTGTTGGACGTTACACTGGCTCAACCATGACCGTCCCAACTGGCCCGCTTCCAATAGGATAAAAACATGAAAATAGCCATAATTGAAAACAACATAATTACAGCGCATGGTGAGCATACAGAAGTGTTTCCTAACGTATCGTTCCCAAAGGAAGGTCTTGATTTAATGTGGGCGCAAGAGCGCAATGCGTATCAGATACAGTCTGATAAAGTGCATTCACAAACAGAAAAACTCACTTCAGTTGAGCCATATATTGAGAATGGAGTAGTGTTTGATGTAATTGTTGAAGTTAAAACGCAAGATGAGTTAGATGCTGAAAAAACACAAAAAGCCAATGAAGTACGCTATAAACGCAACGCTCTACTCACACAATCAGACTGGACACAATTAGCTGATGCACCTGTAGACAATTTAACGTGGGCAGTTTATCGCCAAGCACTTAGAGATATTACCTTGCAAGCAGGGTTTCCTTTTGACGTTATTTTTCCGGTGATTCCATGACAATTATTGTTGAAGATGGAACAGGACTAGCAAACGCTGAAAGTTATGTTTCAGTATCTGATGCAAACGCTTATCATACAAAACAAGGAAATGACGCATGGACTGATATTGATACGTCAGTAAAAGAACAATTACTGCGCAAAGCTACAGACTACATGGTGGCTCAATATCGTTTGCAATATGCTGGTTATCGCAGATATTCGACACAATCGCTCGATTGGCCGCGTTTATACGTTCCATTAATTGATTCATTATCGGCAAATGTTTTTCCGCAATATGTAGATTTTGACATTGTGCCAACTACTGTAAAAAATGCGTGTGCTGAATTAGCATTGAAATCTTATACAGCAATTTTAATGCAGGATTTAACACAAGGCGTTATTCGTGAAAAAGTAGACGTTATTGAGGTGGAATATGACAAATATTCACCACAACAAACCCGCTATGCTCAAATTGACGCCATGTTATCCGTGTTTTTTAAACAACAAGGCAATGATATGTCTAGATCGCTGGTAAGAACATGACACTTGATGCTCGCGCTCGCTCCACAGCAGATAAATTGCTGGATAAGTTTGGCAAATCAATCACGCTAACGTCTATTGTTGAAGGTACTTATGACCCAACAACAGGGGAGTTATCGGGCGGAACAACAACATCCACTAATCATGCTGCTATCATCAAAGACTATAACGGAATTGATTTTATTAGCGGTGTAGTGCAAGCGGGTGATAGAAAAATAATGATCGCGGCATTAGGCGCACCAACTCCACAGCCAGCCGACAAAGTAACTGTTGATAGTGAAGTTTATCAAGTGGTGGCGGTTCGTCATATCTGGTCGGGTGAATTGCCTGCACTTTATGAAATGCAGGTGAGAAAATGACGGGTTCAATGTCGCAAATTGTTGCTCGTGTTAGTGGTCGCGTTGATAACAAAATACGCGCTGCTACAAGTGAAGTATTTAAAAACATTATGATGATGACTCCAGTTGATACTGGAAACGCTAAAGGAAATTGGCAATGCACAATTGGTGCGCCTTTTGTTGGTCAAGACGATTCAAGCACTATAGAAATAGTTGAAGCGGCTATTCCAAATCAAGCAGGTAAGGTTGTATATTTAACCAATAATGTAGATTATATTGGAGAGTTAGAATATAACGCGCATAGCACACAAGCACCAAACGGCATGGTTCGCGTATCAGTTGCATTATTTGAAGGGGTTTTAAATGGCACTAGTTGAGATTAGAACGGCATTAGAAACAAAACTTAATGCGCTAACGCCTGCACTTGCAACAGCATGGGAGAGTGTGCCTTATACGCCTGTTACTGGCACGGCTTATCAACAGGTTAATCTGATGATTGCAGACACATTAAATCCTACGTTAGGCGGCAATCATTATCGTATTAAAGGGTTTATGCAAGTGTTATTATGTTATCCACCTAATGCGGGTGCAAAAACAGCAGGAACACGCGCTGATTTGCTCGTTAATCATTTCAAACGTGGTACAAGTTTAACAAGTGGTGGTGTAACTGTTATTATTGACAAGACACCATCAATTGCACCGGCTTTAATTGACGGTGAAAGATATAAAATACCGGTATCAATTTACTTTTCAGCAGATATTTATTCATAAGAGGTTACACAATGACAATTGCTCAAGGCGTTAAAAAAGTCGTATCGTACAAAAAACAAACAGGTTTAGGTTCGCCCGCATCAGGCAGTGGCGGTCAAGAATTAAGACGTGTTACAAGCACAATTAACTTAACCAAAGAAACATTCCAGTCAAACGAAATTCGCCCAGATCAACAAGTTGCAGATTTCCGTCATGGTTCAAGACAGGCAACTGGAACGTTAAGCGGTGAGTTATCAGCGGGAACATATAAAGACTTTTTGCAATCTGTATTGCGTAAAGATTTTGTCGCTATTTCATCGTTAACCTCAGCGGCTGTGACTATTGTTGCATCAACTGGCGTTATTACATTCCAAACAGGCAACCCGTTAACTGGTGGTATTAAAATTGGTAACGTGGTTCGCATTACAGCGGGCAGCGTTAACGCGGCTAATTTAAATAAAAACTTATTAGTGACTGCTGTAACATCAAGCACATTAACAGTTAAAACTTTAAACGGTAGTGCGTTAGCTGACAATGCAACATCGGTTACAGGTGTAACTGTTGCCATTCCCGGCAAATACACTTATGTGCCAGAAACAAGCCAAACACAGGATTATTACACTATTGAGCGTTGGTTCTCAGACGTTGCGCAGTCAGAGGTTTATACTGACATTATGCAAACCAACGCACAGGTTAAAATCCCTGCAAACGGCATGGCGACCATTGATTTTCCATTGGTCGGCTTAAATGTTACCACTGGCACATCACAAGTTTTAACTTCACCAACTGCAATTACAACTGGTGGCGTAACTGCTGGTGTAAATGGCTTGTTACTTGTTGCAGGCACACCAGTTGCCATTGTTACTTCAATTGATTTTGACATTAACGGCAATATTGCAGTAGCAGACGCGGTAGTTGGTTCATTAACACGCCCAGACGTATTTCAAGGCGTTGTAGGTGCAACAGGTACATTTAGTGCTTATTTCACTGACGCAACATTTCGCGATTATTTTATCAATGAAACCGAAGTGTCTATCATTGTGGCATTAACAACAGATAGCACTGCAACGGCTGATTTTGTATCGTTTACCATGTCGCGCGTTAAAATTGGCGGTGCTGATGTAACTGATGGCGCGTCTGGTTTAACTCGCACATTCCCATTCACCGCGCTTAAAAATACAGCGGGTGGTAGTGCGGTGGCTAATTTAGCGACAACAATCATGGTTCAAGATTCACTCGCTTAAAAATAGTGCTACAATTACCCACGCTTGCAATCATGCGGGCGTGGGTATTTTTTTATAAATCAACAGGAACATACAAACATGAGCAAAAAAACAGGTTTATCATTTGATGATTTAGATTTAGTTAGCGCGTCAGAAAACGCTTATGAGTTTGAATATTTAAGAGCTGACGGTGGCGATACAGGCGTATTTATTACGGTGCTAGGTTCGCAATCACCAAAAGTACAAGATTGGGTACGCAAAACGTTAAACCGTAGAAAATCACAAGATCAGTTAGCGGCTAAACGCGGAAAAGAAATTGAGCGCACAATCGAAGACGATGAACAATTCGGCATTGACGCAGCAGCAATTCGTGTTGTCGGGTGGCGTGGAATTACTAACTTTGAATATTCACCAGAGAACGCCACAAAGTTAATGGAACGCAACAGCGAAATCCGTGAACAAGTATTTGAGGCAAGTAATAACTTGGGAAACTTCACCAAAGCCTAATCAATGATATTGTCGAGTTTGGCAAGCGAGAATTTGAACTCAGCAAAACAAACGACAATGGCAGCAGTTTACGCGATGAAGCTCAAGCGATTATTGCAATGGGGCATGAGATACCAGATGATTATAAATCATTGTCTATGCCAGAAAATTACGCCTACTGCTGGGCGTGGTTTGGTGAATTAAGCCGAACACGCTCAAGCAATGGGTTTGGTCAAAATCCAATTAGTTACTCGGAAATTGACGCATGGTCAAGATTGACCAACATAGAATTAACGCCATTAGAAGTAAGCATTATTGTTGGATTAGATAACGCTTATTTAACAATTCAAGCAGAGCAAATTGCAAAACGGAGCAAAACAAAATGACCACCGATACCTATTCTATTCAAGTTGCAGTTGATTCGACCAGTGCGGTAACAGCCACGCGCAATTTAACGGCAATGGAACAAGCCACTGGACGCAGTGAACGTGCGTTGAGTAGTTTAGGTAGTGTTGCAAAAATAGCAGGGTCAGCACTGGCTGGTATTAGTATTGCGTCAATGGCTAAAGATATTTTAAGAGTGAACATGGAGTTTGAGTCACTGCGAACTAGCTTAGAAACGGTTACAGGTAGTGCTAAAAATGCAAAAATCGCGTTTGAGGGAATTCAACAATTTGCTGCAAAAACGCCATATTCGGTTAAGGAAGTAACAGACGCATTTATTAAAATGAAAGCGTTAGGCTTATCACCATCTGAAAAAGCATTAACTTCTTATGGCAATACAGCAAGCGCAATGGGGAAATCATTAAAACAAATGGTTGAAGCTGTTGCTGATGCCGCAACAGGTGAATTTGAACGATTAAAAGAATTTGGGATTAAGGCAAGCAAACAAGGCGATGATATTAAATTTACTTTTAAAGGTGTTGAAACAAAGGTTAAAGATAGCTCAACTGCTATTACTGCTTATTTACAAAAGTTAGGCGATACTGATTTTGCTGGTGGCATGGAACGTCAAGGGCAAACAATGAAAGGCACATTAAGCTCGCTTGCTGATGCTTGGGATAACTTTATTGACCACATTTTAAATGATAAAAGTGGCGGTGCTATTTCACGATGGATTACAAGCGCAACAAGCGCATTAGGTAAATTTGATGTTTGGTTAAATGGCGCAACTACTTCAATTGGTAAATTAGCGGAACTTCAACAAGAACAAAACAGATTGCAAGCATCAATTAACGCACATAATCAAAATGGTGTAATTGGAAGTTTAATTGATGATTTATCTGGTTTTGATGCAAGTGGTAAACAATCAAAATTAGCAAAAAACATTGAAGAACAAAAACGCTTACGAAAAGAATTAGAAGATGAAAAAAAGGTAATGGTAGATATAACCAAAGCCGCACCAGTTAGCAAAATTGATGAACCAGATAAAAAAGCAGCAGCAAAAGCAGCAGCCGAAGCTAAACGCGCACAAGCACAAGCAACAAAAGAATTAGCACTTGCGGAAAAAGATTATAACGAGCAAATCAATATGCAAGTAGCCGCAGCAGAAAACGCAGGCAAACTATTTGCAGCACAACAACAAACAAAAATTGCAGCACTTGAAGCAGAGCGCGTGTCTATTCAGGATAAAGCGGCTATTGAGTATGAATCAGCAAAAACTTACGAAGAAAAATCACGCATATTAAATGAGTCACAATCTGCTACCAATTTACTATTGGCTAAAGAAAAAGAGATTCGCGATTCATTAACTAATCAAAGCGCGGAAACCATTGACGCTAAAATTGCAGCGGCTCAGGCAGAATTAGACAATGCGGGAAAATACAATTTAACGCTGGCTGAACAATTACGCTTAAAAACTGAAATTGCAGGTCTTAAAGTAGACAAGCAAGTATTAGCAGAAACAACAACACAAGCTGACATCAAAGCAAAGTCTGACGCTGAACAAAAATACAATGATGATAAGTTAGCATCGATTAAAGCCATTAGTGACGCTCAGACAGCCGCTAACACAGCAGCAAGCGCACAAATGGATATATTGACAGCTAACCTTGAATCAGCAAAAGAAGCCGCAACAGGGCTTGCTGATGCGTTTGGAAGTGTTGGTGGTGCAGTGGGTGGTTTAGGTGTTGCGCTTGCGTCTTATGAAAAATCACAAGCGGCCATTACGGATGGATTACAAAATCAATTATTTGAAATTCAAAAGTTAAATGACGGTAAAGGCGATCAAGCCAAAGCCGATAAAGCCATTGCAACAGCAAATCAAAAGCAATCACAATTACAGGTTAAGTCATACGGTGATATGGCGGCAGCTGCTCAAGGATTCTTTAAGAAAGGCACAGCAGGATATAACGCGCTTGGTGTAGCCACTAAAGTTTTCCGCGCGTTTGAGATGGCTCAATCTGCAATGTCGATGGTTCGAATGATTGCAGATAATGGTGCAAAAGTTGGTGCTTATATAACTGGATTATTTACTTCAACAGCCGCTAATGCGGCATCGGTAGCACCAAACGTTGCGGCAGACGCAGCTAAAGCCACAGCTTCGGGAACAGCGGCAGTTGCAGCAGCATCGGCAGCACCATTCCCCATCGGATTTGCTACAGGCGCAGCAATGTTAGCATTTATGCTTGCCATCGGTGTTGCAATGGCTGGCGGTGGTAGTAGTGCGCCAACAATGACAGGTGCTGAATATGAACAAAAGCAACAAGACAACTATAGTGCATCAATTAAAGGAAGTGTTTTAGGAAGTGACCAGTATTCAAAATCAATTGTTGATTCGTTAGACGAAATTCAATCAAATTCTAACGCTGATTTAGATTACTCTCTTGGGTTGCTTCGCTCAATGGAAAAACTGAATAACTCAATGAACGCGCTTGTTGCTATGACTGCAAAACAATTAAATATTGATATTGGTCAAATTCAATCAGGAATAAATTTTGGAACAACTAAAACATCAAATAGTCCATTAGGTTCAAACGATATTGTTAACTTTTTGGCATTTGGGTTGCTCGGTGGATTATTTACAAAAACCACAGTAAAAAAAGAATTTGCTGGAGCAGGAATTAAATTTATTGATCAAACATTAGGTGCAATTGTAACTGAAGGAATAAAAGGTGCTAAAACTTATGTAGACGTTTTAGTAACAACTACAAAAAGCAGTTTTTTTGGCATGTTTAAATCAGTTAAGCAACAAATTCAAACACAATATAAATCGTTAAGCGAAGATGTTGCAAACTCGTTAACTTATACTATTGTTAGTATGTATGATGCTATTTCTACAGCGTCTAGGCTAACAGGTAACGCTGACATCATTCAAAAGTTAAAGGACACAACTATATCACTTGGGAAAGTTCCATTAGGCAAAGATTCTTCAAAATATGAAGAAATCCTGCAGGCAACTATGTCTAATTTAGCTGATAGTTTGGCTGAATTAGATCCGCGATTTAAAGATTTTCAAAAAATAAATGAAGGTTATTATCAAACCTTAACTCGCGTGTCAGTAGGCATTAACACTGCTCAAACTAAATTAAAAGCAATGGGCATTAATGCAATTGAGTACACTAAAATTTTAGAAAAACAAGGTGATGTTGAAGCAGAAATGGTGCGTCAATCACTTCAAGTAGCATCGGCATTTACAGACGTTAACGATATTATTGGAAAATTGCCCGGCACAGCGGACGATATTATTGAAGCGTTTAACGGATTAAACAGCATCAAAGCAGGATTGTCAGCTATTGGCGCGTCAGGTTTAACTTTATCGCAAGACTTAATCAATGTGGCTGGTGGCGTTTCTAAATTCGACAACACGTTAACAGACTATATTGAGAATTATTTAACTAAAACAGAACAGTCAGCATATAAAACAGGTTTGTTGACTGATAAGTTTACGCAACTTGGCTTAGTGCTGCCAGTCATGACTTCAAATGCTGAAGAATCAAAAGCATCATATAGAAAATTACTAGATGTTTTAAAAAATGACACAAGCGATACAGGCAGAGCTATTTATGCCACAGCATTAGGGATGGCAAGCGACTTTGCAAGCGCAGCAGAAGATTATGCGGCTATTGTAAAAGAACGCACAGACGCCATAAAAGCAACCATATCAACCTATGAAGATTATCGCATTGCTATTTATAAAAAATTAGGCGAACAAAATCCAGTGGCAAAAGAAGAAGCGTTGCGTTTAGAGCGCGAAAAATCTATGCAAGGCATGGATGATTTAACACGCAAATACACAACAGCATTAAATCAGTTATCTGACGCTGGCGCGGAATTAACAAGCACAACCACTGCGCTTGAAACAGCTTACAAAAACTTAACTGCAATGCGCGATAAATTTGTCACGTTAGGTCAAGGTTTAAGAACGTATTACGATCAACTAATGAGTGTTGGCAAGCCACAAGCAACACCACAAGAAATTTATAATGCAGCTAAGAAATCATTTCAAGACACAGCAGCAGAGGCAGCAAAAGGAACAGAAAGTGCATTAGCATCATTGCCTGAAGTTTCAAAAGCGTTTTTAGAAGCATCTTTAAAATATAATGCCACTGGTGACGCTTATCAAGCCGATTATGTATCTGTTTTAAAAGCGTTAGAAAAAGGCATGAGCGCGGCAGATAGACAAATTGAAATAATGAATAAGCAATTGGCTGAAGCTGAAAAAGCAAACGTGAATTTGCTTGGCGTAAAAGCAAAAACAACGGATGTTGATAGTAGCATTGCATTATTATCAACAGCGGTTAATAACTTTTCTAATGCAATGGCTAATTACACGCTGCAAGTTGCAAAAGTAACCGCTGTAGATAATACAATTAAAACTGAAATTCAAAACAAGCAAACGGAATTGAACCAGATTGCTGCTGATAATACGGCCGCTATAGCAGCAAATGAAGCACAAAGAATTTTGCGTGAAAAAGAAATACAAGATGCAGCAATTGCTAAAGCAGCAGCAGATAAAGCAGCTGCAGATAAATTAGCAACTGAAAAAGCAAAACAAGATGCTATTAATGCAACGCAAGCAGCACAAGCAGCAACTGAAGCAAATTATATTGCGGCACAAGAATCAAAAAATAAACAAAATATAATTACATTAACAAAATCAGATTTAGATGATATTTCAAAATTAACTGTATTAAATAATTCAAACACACAAACATCTCAAACTGTTGTAGCAACGTTAACTGCAATTGAAACAACACAATCAGCACAAGCAGCGGCCGAACAATCGTACAAAGCAGCACAAGCAACACTATCAACGCAAAAATCAATTGAATTAACTTTGTCAGATATGGCGGCAATTAGTGGATTAAATGTTATTTCTCAAAATACGGCTCAATCAAATCAAATTGCATCAACTAAATCTGCAAAATATGATTTATTTGGAAATTATATTGGTACTTACGCCAATGGCGGCATGGCAAGTGGTTTATCACTTGTAGGTGAACAAGGCGCGGAGCTTGTTAACTTCACATCACCTGCAAATGTTACAAGCCACCAACAAACAACTGGTTTATTCGATTCAATTGGAAATGCGATTGACGATCAAAGTACATTGTTGAAAGAGCAAATTATTGAATTGAAAGCATTGGTTAATTTACAATCTAGTGCAAACGTTGCATTGATAAATGAGATGCAAGGCATGAAAGAAGAACTCAGCACAATTTCACGCAAAGCAAAACTTGAGGCGGCAGCATGATTTATATTGTAGAAATTACAGCAGCTATTGACGCAGCAGGAACGACAACCGTGCTGCGTTATGCGTCAAAGCCTTACACAACAAAACCCACTGATACGCCTGCTAATACATTTTATGATGATAGGATAACCAATCCAGCATCAATTAGCAGATCACTTTACAGCAACGGAACAACAAGCGGTGCAAGCCGTGTAAATTATGGCGCAGTTGAATTATCTAATGTTGACGGTGGATTAGATTCAATTCTCAATTATTCGTTTGATGGGCGTTCGCTTGTCATTAAAATTGGCAATGAAGGTGACGCTTATTCTGCATTTATAACTATTTTAAATGGCACAATGGAGCAGGTAGAGTTTACGTTTTCAAAAGTAACGATATTAGCACGGGATAAATTAGCTATTGTTGATATGCCTTTGCAAACTACGCTTTATGCTGGCAATAATGTGTTGCCCGATGGTGTAGAAGGTGTTGCTGATATTGCAAAATCACCTAAGCCATTGCTATATGGTCAAGTGTTTAATATTGCGCCTATCATGGTAAATAGCTCAAAACTCACATATCAAATTAATGATGGTGCAATACAATCTGTTGGCAATGTTTACGACAAAGGCATTGCGTTAACAGCTGGTGCAGATTATGCAAACGTGACAACACTGCACGCAGCATCACCGGCAAGCGGCACATTCATTACTTGTTTAACACTTGGCTATATTCGCTTAGGTGCTGTGCCAACGGGATTATTAACGTGTGATGCAACACAAGGCGCAAGCGCAGCAAATAGAACAGTAGCGCAGGTATTAAAGGCAATGGCGTTAAAAGCAGGTATTGCATCGGGTGATATTAACGCAAGTGACGTGACAGCATTAGACACGGCAAATAATAGTGTTATTGGAATTTGGATTGATGGCGCAGATTCAGCGATGGTGGCAATGGATAAAGTGGCTCAATCGATTGGTGCTTACTTTGGATTTGATGCGCTTGGGTCGTTGAGAATAGGATTATTTACTGCGCCAACAGGTAGCGCAACACTTGAAATTGATATAAATAACATTTTAAGCATTGAACATGGTCGAACCAATGACACCGACAAAGGAATTCCAGCATGGCGTGTTAATTTAACGTATCAAAAAAATTACAGCGTGCAAGATTTTGATTTAGCTGGTGCAGTTACCGCAGCGCGTAGAAGTGTTTTATCATTGCCCGCATTAACAAAATCAGCAGAAGATACAGCCATAAAAACACAGTATGCGCTTGCGCCTACAATTGAAAAAGAATCATTACTGGTTGATGCTACAGCAGCTCAAACTGAAGCAACTCGATTGCTTAATTTGTACAAAACAAGCCGCGATTTGTACACAGTAACCATTGCACTTGATTTAACAAGCACGTTGCCTGATTTAAATAATATTGTAAACATAACAATGAATCGTTTTGGTTTAAATTCTGGTAAACTATTTAAAATTATTGGTATTGAATCAGATTATTCAAAAAACCGCGCAACGCTAACGCTCTGGGGATAGCATGGCAAATACAATTATTGGTTATCAAAACAGGATTGATGCAGTTACGTTTGCAGCGTATGGTTCGTGGTCAACTTCATTGCCGTTAAATAATATTAAAACACGCCAATTATCAAAAAAAGCACGATCAACAAACGATGCAAACGCATCAACTAAATTACGTTTTTCAACAGACATTGAGCGCATTGTTTCAACGCTTGGAATTATTGCACATAATTTATCAGTTAGTGCGACATGGCGTTATCGCGTTTATTCAGATAGTGGATATGCTACATTAGTTTATGATTCTGGCACACTTGATGTATGGCCTAGCTCGCCTTATGGCAGTTATGAATGGGAAGATGTGCATTTTTGGGATTTAACACCAACGGATGAAGAAATTGCGTATTACACAAAAAATTTAATTTACGTTATTCCATCGATTGTATCAGCGCAATATTATCAAATTGAATTTTTTGACAGCAGCAATTCTGATGGCTATGTTGAATTAGGTCGTATTTTTATGGGGTCAACTTATCAACCCGTTTTAAATATGAATTTAGGCGCGTCAATTGGTTATGAATCAGCAACGGTTGTCGATACAGCCATGAGTGGTGCAGAATTTTTTGATAGACGTGATAGTTTTAGAATTGCACAATTTACGCTTGACCATTTAACTTATGCTGAATCAATTTTAAATAATGATATTATGAAAATATCAGGCACAGATTTAGAAGTGCTTTATATTTGGGACAGTTCAGACGAGTTAAATTTGCAAAGGCGTTCATTTTTAGGGCGTTTACGCGCATTGTCGCCAATATCGCAACCATACAATACAAGATACCAAACAACTTACGAAATTAAGGAATTATTATGACGGGCAGTGTAACATTTAGCACAGGAATTGGCGGTGACGGTTCAACTGTTACTGATGATGATAATGCAACAACAGGTTTAAGGGATGGCGGGTGGCGAACTCGATTTGTGCCATGTTTTACAAATCAAGTATCTATTGCAAATTATGTTGTAACGCAAGCTAATGCGGCAAGCGCAAGCGCAACAGCAGCAGGTTTAAGTGCAACATCCGCAGCAGCCGCTTATGATTCATTTGATGATAGATATTTAGGCGCAAAAACGTCTGACCCAACGCTTGATAATGATGGCAATGCGCTACTTACTGGTGCGCTGTATTGGAACAGCACAAGTAGCGTTATGAAAGTATATTCTGGCAGTGCATGGTCAGCGGCTTATGTTCCATCAAGTGGCTATCTCGCTTTAACTGGTGGTACGATGACTGGCGCAATTACGTTTGCATCGGGTCAAACTGTTGCAAACCTAGCATCCGGTAGCGCAGGTACAATCCCATACCAATCAGCGCCTGGCACAACAGCGATGCTTGCTGTGGGGACATCTGGTCAAGTCTTAACATCTAATGGGGCGGCTGCGCCAACTTGGGAAACAGCTTCGGGTGGTGGTGGTACAGCGACAGGTGCAAGTTATACTAATCCAACAGCGGCAGGTACAGCGGCAGCGGCATTTGGTAGTGGTGCGTCAGCAGCAGCTAACTACTCTACCTCACTAGGTAATAACTCAGCGGGGTCGCAAGGCTCAGTCACCGCCACAGGCGCAGGTGCAATGGCACTAGGTGGTTCTTACGCTTCTGGTACAGATAGCTTCGCTGCGGCTATCGGGAATAATACGAGTACCTATGGTGCGCAAAACACTAGCGCAATTGCAATGGGGAGAAATTGTAAAAGTACAGGACTGTATAGCTCTGTTGCAATTGGGATAAATTGCACAGCAGGGAACGGGATTGCGATGGGCTATCAGTCTACGGCTACTGGTGATTCTTCTATATGTATAAGTAATAACGGAAGCGTTGCAACATCGGCATGGTCTGGTGTATTTGGTGGTGGGTTTCATACAAGTTCCGGACAGTATTCTACCGTGTTGGGTGGGGGGTCAAACCAAGCTACTGCAAATTATTCAACGGTCATAGGTGGAAATAGAGGTAATGCGCAACACATAGGAAAAGTGGTTTTTGGGTGTGCTTGGTTTACTGGAGTAATTGGTCACGCTCAAGACGGAAAAATTGTTATAGGTGCTGAAACCACAACCACAACAGCAGTAGTATTAACATCCGATGGTAATGCTGCATCAACTAATAATCAACTTATCGTGGCTTCTGGTCAAGCGATGGCAATTAGCGGCACTCTCATAGCAAAACAATCATCAAGTGGAAATATGGCAGGGTGGAATATCACAGGTATTGTTTCAAACAATGGCGGTACAATGGCGGTAAGCGGTTTAGCATTAACAGCAATCGGCTCAGACTCTATTACGCTTGGTGCATCACCAACCATTGCAGTAGATAATACAAATAAAGGCGTAACGATTACATCGGGGTATAAATCAGCTACCACAATACACTGGGTTGCAACGGTAAATACTTCAGAAGTAACGGTTTAATAATCATCAACAAAACAGGAAACAACAATGGCAATTCAAATTGATTTACAAACAAGCAACTTCGGCATTCCTTTCGCTGGAGCTTATTTTCGTATCGTTACATCGTCTATTGGTCGTCAACGCGGTTCAAACTTTGCAGTGATGATTGACGTGGTAGGCTACGCGCAAAAACCAACTAATGATGATACTAAAGACATTGACTTCAGACGCTATCACACATCACTTGCTGACGTAGAAGCGCAAGCAGGCACAACATTCCTAGAAAAGTCTTATAACTGGGTAGCATCACAAGCCGATATGGCTGGCGCGGTAGCGGTGTAAGCCATGCCTGATGAAGCCTGCCGCCTTGCTAAAGTAGAGCAACGAATTGAAAACCTTGAAGAAATATTTGAAGATAGGGGTAAGAAACTCGACGCCATAATTGCAACTCTTGAAGAAATGAAGAATGAGCAAACACGCTATAAAGGATTTATTGGCGGTATTGTCTTCACCATTAGCGCATTGTTTTCGTTTATTGCTTGGTGGACGAGTAAGTAATGGAATTTTTACAGTTTGCAACGGATGTAGGTTTCCCCATTGCTGCTGCTTGCGTGGGAATGTACTTTGTATTTCT